ATGAGCGAGGCCAAGAAGACCAAGGCTCTGGCCTTGCTTCGTAATGGCTACACCCGTGCTCAGGTAGCAGACGCACTAGGTGTATCGGTGTCCACACTCAAGCGTAGTCTTAGTGGTGGTGATGAGTGATGGATAGACACATGCTCAGCACCAAGGACAACCCATACAACTACTTCTCAGAGTTCGATCAGTGGTACGCATGGGATCAGAGAGCCGGCTACTGCACACTGGCCTACCTCGATCGAGTACTGAGGACATCTGATGAACTGTCAGAAGCAGATCAAAGTCTTGCTAGAGAGCAAGCAATCGATGACATCGTGAAAGAGAATGGTGATCTGTACATCAAGGTCGCAGTTCCCAAGTAGCTGGTGTCTGTTCGGTTAGTGAGGTTCGAGGTCGGTTGTGGTCTTTCTCAATCAGGTCACCAAGACTGGTCGAGAAGGTCTTCAACCGACCTCGAACCTTCCTTTCAGCTTTGTCAACTTAGGTTGACGTCTCAATGGGTCCTCCAGGAGTCCCGCAGACCGGGGGGAGGGTCTCGCAAAATTGGACCCCCCTCTGCATCGCCCGTCCACCAAAAATAGCCCCGGCGGGAATTTTCCCACAAACTTTTCAGTCTATCGGGATTGAATCGTAAGGAGTGAGCATGTCGTATGTGAGAACCCATGATGATCAACCCGTGCGCGGCGTGAAAACCTTCTACGATTATCCCGTCGGGCCGATCGACGACCCCTCATCGGATCGCCAGTTCGTCACCAAGAAGTACGTGGACGACAACGCCGGACCATTCGGTGTGATCAAGTCGAATCTGGTTGGTGATGGCATCACGCTCGTTGGCGCGAGCTGCACCTCCGGAACCAAGACCGTCACCGTCTCGGGTTGGACTGGTTTCGTAGCCGGCGATGTCGGCAAGAAGGTCCTTCTCTACAACGCCGACTCAGCGAGCGTCTGCACGTTCGTGGGTTCCATCGCCGTGGTCAACTCCACCAGTAGCGTCGACCTGGACCGCAACATCACCACCACGGTGTCGAACGTCATGATGTGCTACGGCACCGACGAGACCGCTGTGTTTCAGGACGACATCGACCGTGCTGCTGCCTACGGTCTGCTTCATGGCGGCAAGGTCAAGCTGTCCATTCCTTCGGCGGCCAACGACCACTTCGTCATAGCTGGCGCTCTTCGTCATGACCGCCAGGGCAACAGCCAGATCATGGAACCGGTGTGGGCCACCACAACCTTCGCTCTCGACCTGGACCTTGAAGGTCCTTCCGACGGCTCCATGACCCAGCACTGGGAAACGCATCTCCCGAACACCGGTGGGGCTACGTTCGTTTCGTACCTCACTCCCTACACTTCCTCCTCTGCTCAGACGACGGACATCAACAACAACGGGCATAGCAGCATGCTCGGTGGCCCGACGGAACCCTCGGGTTACACGCAGGCCGGCAAGTTCAACAACGTTCAGATCACCCTGCGCAACATGCAGATCCGCACCGCCCACACTCACGACGGAATCGGCATCGGTGCCGCAAACTTCTCGTCGAACAAGTCGGGCGGAGTGGAGCGTTTCGGCTGGGGCTCGATGTCGACCGTGTACCAGGGCATCGAATCGGTCAGCGGTTACGGCGCTGGGATCGTCATCGGTCTCTACCTTCCGACTGCCGGCAACAACGACCTGTCGTACATGTCGAACGCCACTTGCCATGGCGGTTACACATACGATGTGTGGGTGTCCGAGCACACCGACATGTTCTCAGTGCGGCTGCTGTACGGCTGGGCAGGGCTCTGCATCGTCGGCAACTACTGGTCTTCGGTCGGAACGACACACGGCGTCAACGGATTCCTCTCCATCGAGGCGTGCACCTACTTCGTATACTTCATCGGGGCAGGCTCGGGCGGTAATGGCCCGTATCTGAATCTCACGGTGGACACCGAGGGCACGCTCAAGATCGGCGACAACAGCGGTGGAAACGGTGCGCCGTCTCTGTCCGTCACCGGCAAACTGTGGTTGATGGGCGAGATCGATCAGACCACGTTCACCACGGACTACCCCGTCGGTTTCGACATAGTTCTGTTGAACTCGTGGTACCCGAACAAGGGCATCACTGCCAACTGGACTGTCGACACATTCACGGAGCTGGTCGTGGTGGATGCTACGGCCGGGAACGTCACGTTGTCCTTGCCCGTCTCTGATGGCCGATCCAAGCCCATATCCGTCGTTCTGGGAGCTACGGCTTCGGGGCACACCTGCACGATCGACCCCAACGGGTCCGAGACGATCAGCGGCGCAACCACCAAGGTTCTCAGCGCTCAGTGGGATCATATCCGCATCGAACCCTACGCCCACAACTGGGTACAGACCGGCTGAGAAGTCCCCTTCCCCGCCCTTGGACCCACCCCCATCCCCTTCAAAACCCTTAGGGAGGAGTTGTAAAGTATGCCCCGAATCCCAGGGGGAGATGCTTCGGAGCCTGTTCGACGCAGTAGGCCCGCTACAACTCCTGAGGGTCGAGAGAAACAGCTGGTCGCACTGGCTTACGACCTCGTAGAGAAGCGCATTCGAGAAGGGACGGCCACGTCTCAGGAGGTCACGCATTTCCTGAAGCTCGGTTCCTCAAGGGAACTTCTCGAACAACAGCGTCTCGGTTACGAGAACCAACTTCTCGAAGCAAAGCGAGTCTCCATGGAGTCTCAGCAGCGTATGGAGGAGACATACAAGAACGCGATCGCCGCCTTCAGGGAGTACTCGGGTCAAGAACCGATGGATCCTGTGGACGAATACGATGGTTAGGTCATACTCCGAACTTCGTCGTCTGGATACGCTAGCGGAACGGTTTCGTTACCTAGCTCTTCGCGGTGAAGTCGGGCGAGCGACCTTCGGTTTCGACCGGTACCTCAACCAGCAGTTCTACACGTCTAGGCAGTGGCGCCACATCCGCAATCACGTCATCGCGCGTGATGTTGGACGTGACTTGGGCATCGACGGTTACGAGATTCACGACCGCATCTATATCCACCACATGAACCCGATGACGGTCGACGACATCACGTCCGGAGATCCGAGAATCCTGGACCCTGAGTTCTTGATCTCGGTGACCCACAAGACTCACAACGCAATCCACTACGGCGACGAGGGCCTTCTGGCCAAACCGCTAGCCGAACGCATACCAGGCGACACGAAGCTTTGGTAACGAAAGGAACATCTGTGACGACCATTGGCTACGACCTCCCCGTAGAGGACTACGTCGATCGCCTCAGTGCCACGCACCACGTGACCCACACCTCACACAAGAAGACCTCCGTCACTCTGCACCACAACGCCGGCAACCTGACCCACGCCGGCGTGCTCTCCGTCTGGACGACCCGTCCGGCCTCGGCGCACTTCGACGTGGACGCCAAGGGGCAGGTCGCGCAGTACGTCAAGGTCGACGAGTACGCCTGGGCCACCGGCAGCACCCTCGGCAACGAGAACTCCATCTCCATCGAGATGGCGGACGCCACCTTCGCCCCCAACTGGGAGGTCTCAGAGACCACCTGGAAGGCCGCGGCCCGTCTCGCCGCCTGGCTCTTCGTCCATGTGATCCAGGTCCGTCCCAACGCTTCCAACTTCTTCCCCCACCGGCACTGGTCGAACACCGACTGCCCCGGCCCGTACGTCGTCAAGCACTTCAACGCGATCCTCGTCGAAGCCCAGACCCAGTACGACAAGTTCAAGGCCGGCTCGCCGTCCAAGGCGACCCCCGTCCCCCACAAGAAGACGATCGTGGAGATCGCGCACGAGGTCCGGGAAGGCAAGTGGGGTAGTGGCCCCAACCGGACACACCGTCTGCTCGTCGCCGGCTACGACCCCAACGCCGTCCAGGCCGAGGTCAACCGCGAGATGCGTGGTACGGCCAGCACCGCCAAGAAGTCCATCGTCGAGATCGCCTCTGAGGTCATCGCGGGCAAGTGGGGTGTCGGCGACGACCGTATCGCCCGTCTGACGAGGGCCGGCTACAGCGCCAACGCCGTTCAGGCCGAGGTCAACAAGCGCTTCTAGAAAGGAGGTGTCCCACGTGACCGGCAGCATACTTGACGACGTCAAGAAAGTCCTCGGTCTCGATACGAGTTACACGGCGTTCGATCGCGACGTCATATTGCACATCAACGGCGTGTTCTCGACGCTCAACCAGTTGGGTATCGGCCCCGATGACGGCTACATGATCGAGGACGACACGGCTACGTGGGACGCCTTCATCGGATCCGACCTCCGGCTCAACTCCGTCAAGCACTACGTCATCCTTCGGGTCCGGATGTTGTTTGACGTGCCAGGAACTTCCTTCGCCATCGACGCGATGAAGGAACAGATCAGAGAACTCGAGTGGCGACTCAACGTCAAACGGGAGGGAGAATCATGGACGGATCCGACAACGTCATAGACGGAGCCGCTTTGGTGGAACGAGTGCTGTCTCATCACGGCGTCAGAGGCATGAAGTGGGGCGTTCGTAAGCGTCGTTCTTCGCCCTCGCACCCCGCTTCCGAGGACCACGCCACCGTCGAGGCCCACAGCTCCAAGGCCAAGGAAGGCGGCCTCAAGGCCCTTTCCAACAAGGAACTCCAGGACATCATCACGCGCAAGAACCTGGAGAAGCAGCACCGAGAGCTGGTCGGCAGCGGCCACAAGTTCGAGAAGGGCCACAAGCGCGTCAAGAAGGCCCTCTCGGCGATCAAGACCTTGAACGACATCCACAGCACGGTCGACACCACGACGAAGGTCATCAGGAAGGTCGCCTCAAGCTAGAAGGGAGGGTTGGCGATGGCTCTATCGAATACGGCAACTCCAATCTACTACGGCCAGTTTCGGGACGCGGTAGTTCGTGGCGAGATCCCTGTGAACCGGGAAATCTCGATGGAGATGAACCGCATCGACGCGCTCATCGCCAACCCGACCATCTACTACGACGACAGGGCCGTCGAAGGCTTCATGCTCTACTGCGAGAAGGAGCTGACACTCACCGACGGAAGCGACCTCCACCTGCTTCCTTCCTTCAAGGTCTGGGCTGAACAGATCTTCGGTTGGTACTACTTCGTCAAGCGACAGGTTTACGAACCGAGACCGGACGGCCACGGTGGTAGCTACGTCAACAAGACGGTCAAGAAGCGGCTGACCACGAAGCAGTACCTCATCGTGGCCCGAGGTGCGGCCAAGTCGATGTACGCCGAGTGCATACAGAGCTATTTCCTGAACGTCGACACATCAACGACGCATCAGATCACCACCGCGCCGACCATGAAGCAAGC